CTTAAAATAGTTCTCAAGGTCCATATGGGACATCGCTACGCGAAAAAACTTGATAACCCTTCTAATACTACAGTACTTTCTACTTTTGTTTTTGGATTTCTAACCTTAAGTTCATGGGATAGTTTAGGCATTGTGGTAAAGAATCTTTCCACGTCTTTAAACTGAACACTATTCATTTGACCTAAGAAGTCGATCAGTTCTTTCTTTGTAACATCAGAAGAAGACCAAACTTCTTCTTCATTATAAATCTTATCAATACAAGAAGCAATCAATTCAAAAGACTTATCAATATCAATTTCGGAACTGACATCAAAATTGTTTTTAATAAACTCGTCCAACGAAGGATACTTCATTTCCATAATCAAACTATCGTCAAGTTTAATCTTACTGGTGTGTCCCTTTTCTTTAGTGACTTTAATATCATCAATTGAAATCTTTACAGGAATACTAGTTTGACCATCATCTGGAGCAATGATGCTAACCTCAATTTCTTCTCCAACAGATTTGCCACGAATGTTTAAAAACAAATACTCAATATCAAATGTTGGCAGAGACTCTACTTTAACTCCTCTTGTTTGAATACAACTCTTTAGAACTGCCTTGATAGCATTGGAGATTTCTTTATTGCTTTCCGATTCTAATGCAAGAACAAGAAGTTTTTCTTCTTTAACTAAGAATGGTCTATACTTAATTGTTTTTCCAGTCGATGGCAACTCAAGTTCATATGATGGAGTCGCGATTGTTGGTAAAGGCATAATGTCCTATAAGTGTTTCAGTAATGATATTTATTATGCAATATCTCTTGAGAAATTTGTAGAATCTTGAAGTCTGTCTCCAGGTCCTTGCCTTTGATTGAAATTTCTACCATCTATACCATTATTATAATACTCTGGAAATCTTGTATTAATAATTTTTTCAACACTACTAGGATCAAAGAAACTCTTCTTGTTAAACTTCTTAGAATTTAATTCTACAACACCAGGAGACCTTGGATCTTCTTTTGGTCTAGGTTTATTTGCAAATTTTCTTTCTCTTACATATCTGATGTATGAAAATGATATGTCATATTTTAAAAGTTCACTTTGTTGATAAGTAATTGGCGTTGATGATACTATTATTGGAAATGCTTTAACAAATGTATACTCTAAATAACTTCCAATATCTTTTTCATACTTTGTCAAATACATATTACACTTATATTTTGAAGGGTAATTCATTCTATATGGGGTGTCTGGATTTTCATAATCTCCTTTAGAAAAAGTGATTCCTAAACCAGAAGCATAATCAATCCAACTATCAAAATATTCTACTACATCATAATTTCTATCAACATAAAATGAAAGATCAAGAGTCTCATCATATATTCTACGATAAGCCATCTTCTCAGTCACACCATGATAGTCATTGGTTGCTTCATGAGTAGCTAAAGATGTTCCAGGTAAAGTCGCATCAGAACATAATAGTTCTATATCAGAAACATTTTCTCTAGTGATTCCACGTTGAGAAATAAAAGAAGATACTTCTATTGGAACTTCAAACCTAACATGGTATATCGAAGTTTGTGCTATATTGAGAAATTTACTTTTTAGGTCACTTAAAGAATAATATCTTGGACTTCCTGGTACTCCCATTTATAAATACATTAACCTTATATATTATGTAGTAGATTTATGGCAGAAAGTTTAAAATCAAAATATAAACCTTCTAATCCAAAAAAATATAAGGGAAACTATAATAATATAATCTGTAGAAGTAGTTGGGAAAGAAAGTTTTGTAGATGGTGTGACTTAAATGAAAATGTAATCTCTTGGGGTTCTGAAGAGTTTTTCATTCCATATGTTTCTCCAATAGATAATAAAGTCCATAGATATTATCCAGACTTTATTATTCAGGTGAGAGAATCTAATGGAAAAAATAAAACTTACTTGATAGAAGTTAAGCCAAAAAAACAAACCTTACCGCCAGTTAAAAAATCTAAAGTTACTAAAAACTTTATTTACGAAACAAAGACTTATGCAGTAAATCAAGCGAAGTGGAAAGCAGCAAAAGAATGGTGCGATGATAGACTTATTGAATTTAAAATTATCACAGAAGATGAACTGGGAATTGGATAATAAATAGTTAAAAAAAAATATCTAATGTCAAAGATAGATGCCTCATATTTAAATGGGGAAATAGTAAAAATTGAAACAAATGGTAATGAACTAATACCGCCACCACCAAAAGTAAGTCTGTCAGATAATCAAAGTAAAAATTTTATTGAGGCAGGTGCTTGGAATAATTCTTCTAAATATTATATTCCATTTACAGATTCTGAAAATTTGAAGTTATCTAATGGACAGACATTCTCCGAGTATCTTTTTACCGAAAGAAAAGGTTTACAAGATCTTACTAAAGGAATTATAGATAATCTTGGGTCCGATACAGTAAGAAGATACGCTGAGGCAGGTTCATTTTCTTCGTCTTTTACCAATCCAGGTATTCAACAATTTCCTGCAGCAGGTTCAGATTTTGGTTCTGAAGGAAATCCAGAGTCTGCATTGTCCACAGCAACAGCAGCAGAACTAAGTCCTTCTGGACTTACAAGCAATGAAAAAGATATTCTTAAATATCCATTTTCAAATTCAGAAAAAAATAACTTTGATTATTTTTCAATAACAGAACTTGAGTATGTTCCTCCAAGAGTTTCTGATATAAGTTCAGGTTCTATTACGCCAACTAAATCAAAAGAAAGAATAACAGAAAGAGGATCTACAGTAATTTTACCAATGCATCCCGGAATATCAGACTCCAATAGTGTTGGATGGGGAGATGATAGTTTAAATCCTATCCAAGGTGCTATGGGAATGATTGCTGCCAATGCTATAGGAAACATAGCAAACTCAAAAAGTGCTGGAGATTTTGGAAATGCAGCAAAAACTTTTATTGAACAAGGTTTTGATGTAGCACAAAATGCTATAAATGACCCGGCAATTTTAAATTTCATAAAATATTATTTTGCAGGCCAAGCTGTTGGAGCAAATCTTACATCTAGACAAGGTGGAATTGTTATAAATCCAAATTTAGAACTTCTTTTTACTGGACCAAACTTAAGGTCTTTTAACTATAGTTACAAACTAACACCAAGAGATGATAAAGAGTCTAAAGAAATAAAACTAATAATAAGATTTTTCAAAAAAGCAATGGCTGCGGTAAAATCCAAAAGTGGATTGTTCTTAAAAACTCCTAGTGTTTTTGAACTAAAGTACATATATGGAAAAACTAATGATCAACATCCCTTCTTAAATAAGATAAAACCTTGTGCATTAACATCATTTAATGTAGATTATACTCCAGACGGAAGTTATATGACATACAATGATGATGGTTCTATGACATCTTATAATATAAGTATGTCTTTTAACGAATTAGAACCTATCTACAGAGAAGATTATGATGAGGATAATGTTCTAGACAGTATGGGATACTAAAAATGGCATCACCCTATTTCAGACAACTACCAAACTTCGATTATGTAACTAGAAGTTCTAGTGGCGAAAATATATCTCAATATACGGAAACAAAAAACTTATTCAGAAGAGCAAAATTAAGACCCGATATTGTAGATAACATACTATTCTTTACCAAATATACAATCATTGGAGATGAAAGACCAGATAACATTGCATTCAAATTTTATGATGACGAAACTTTAGACTGGGTTATTTTACTTTCAAATAACATATTAAATGTGCAATCTGAATGGCCTCTTACTCAGAGAAGTTTTGAAAATGTTATGTTAGAAAAATATGGAAGTTATGAAGTCTTTTATAATGGAGTTCACCATTATGAAACTAAAGAAGTTAGTAATAGTTCAGGAAAAATTTTAATAAAGTCTGGATTGAGAATATCCAATGAGTGGCAAACTGGAGGTGGTTTTATTCGAAAGGAAAATGATAATGGAGATGTGACATACTCTTATGAGTATTATGAACCACAAATATCAAGTACAGTAGAAGTTTCCTTTAATGACTTAGTAAATCCAATAACAAATTATGAATATGAAGAAAGAATTGAAAATGAAAAAAGAAATATCTTTGTATTAAAACCCCAATATTTGAATATCATATTCAATGACCTAGAAGAAATAATGACATACAAAAAAGGTTCGGAACAGTATGTGTCCCAAACCTTACAGAGAGGCGATAATATTCGCCTGTATAATTAATCAATCATCAACCAATTTCTGGAAATAAGAGATTGCATCGTCTTCATCTTCATCAGATTTAGATGAGAGATTGTTGAGTTGCTTACTGAGAGTTTCAGGAAGTTCACTCTCTTCACGACGTGAGTTGAAGTTTGGAGTATAAGAACCGCGATCGTTATCCTCGTCATCAACCTCTTCGTCAATGCGAGGGCGAGAA